ATTATCAATCACTTTTGACCATCTGTCCGGTGTTACTCTTGAGACTCAGAATGGTCCGATCACAGTCAACCACGATCCAGACCTACCGCCCACCCGGATTGAACTGAAGGGTGCCGACAATCCAGACTCACTCCGTGGAACGGGTATAGCTGGCGCAGTTATGGACGAGTACGCCTTCATCAGTGACGGTAAATACCTATATGACACTATTATCCGCCCGGCACTAGCTGACAAGAATGGCTGGGCAATCTTCATTTCCACGCCAAACGGTGTTTATAACTACTTTTATGACCTTTGTCAAACCGCTCAAGGCGACCCCGAGATGTACTACTTCTCCCACGCCACAGCTCAAGATAACCCTTATTTCCCGCAAGCGGAATGGGCTGAAACGAAGCGTGAGTACGAAAAAGAGGGCAAACTCGACCAGTTTAATCAGGAGTGGATGGCTGAGTTTTCTAACCCGACCCAGCTAGTCTATGGTGATTTTGACAGAAATGTCCATGTATTGCCTAATAAGGAGTTTGACGAGCGACTGCCCACCAAAGGTACGAACAATCTGACGCTTGACTTCGGTATGACTGATCCGACCGCCGGAGGGTTCGTAAAAATTGATTATGAAGGCAACTGGTGGATATATGACGAGATTTATCAGTCCGATTTGCACCTTGACCAGCTTGTATACGTCATGCGAGATAAGATGGGCGATGACCACTTCTCCCGAATACTTGGCGACGGCGCTGCTAGATTTGAGTTAGAGTCGCTCCGTGCCAGACGGTTCCGTATTACTGCCTCCAAAAAGGGTGCCGACTCTGTTTTTAATGGCATAAAAGAAGTCAAGGCGCTGCTTGCTATCAGGCAAGACACCGGTAAGCCGAAACTGTATATCCGAGCTTCTTGTAAGAATACAATCAAGGAATTTGAGAGTTATTCATGGATCAGAGATCAGTTCGGAGAAATCACCAACGTACCAGAAGATAAAAATAATCACGCCATGGACGCTATTCGGTACCTAGCCATGGACCGAGCCAACCCGATTAAGCGTGAGAAAAGAAAGAGATATTATGATCCCGACACCGGACGAGCCCTTAACTGAGCTTGAACCCTACCGCACCAGCGATACACCGTTTGCGGCATATCTGCACTATAGCGGACATAAAATAGTAGGTTCTAAACAAGACCCCAACGACTATAAAAGAGAAGTATTGATCTTCATTTTTGACGACGATGTCGCAGAATGCGAAGTTGCATGGAGGCTCGGAAAGGCCACTGGCGACTTCAAAAAGTACCACCGTTCCTTGAAAATAGTCAACCGATTTGTCAACGAAGCACGTAAGAAAAGAGAGAACTAATGCCCACAATTAGCCTACAACTGATAGTAAAAGACGAATATGACCAAGTTGCTAATCTAGTAGCCCACGCTGTTCAGGCTAGTTGTTTCAATGAAATCAACCTAACCGTTTCAGACAAACCCACGGCTAATAAGCTTCGGAAACTCGGTGAAGGTGTGCCTGAGTTTCACGTGAAATGGCGTGAATGGAATGACAAGTTTGATGACGCCCGGAACGCCAACTTTGCAATGTGCCATTCAGACTATGCCTTCTGGCTAGACGCCGACGATACATTTGACTTCAACACCATACCCGAATTACTGCAAATTACCGTAGATAACAAGATAGACGCCCTGTTCCTACCATACAACTATGCTCAGGACGAGAACGGCGTATGTGTTACTAAGCAGTTCCGAGAGAGGCTTTTGCGGATGGCGTCAGGTTTCACGTGGAAAGGTTGGGTACATGAGACTCCGATCTGGCCCACCACAAACTACAAGAGTCATATTATGGATAATCCGGAAGTTGTTCACCACATGGACCACGTTGAGTCATCAGTTGAGCGCAACCACAAAATCTTAGAAAAGGCATACACCGAAACAGACGATCCTCGCTACGCCTACTACTTTGGAGCCTCTCTATTCAGTAAAGGGGAATATGAGAAGAGTATGCTTGTCTTACGAGACTACCTAAAAGTCGGTGGTTCCATGGAGGATATTTACCGGGCTCTATCGCTTATTAGTGAAGGTGCCTATCACCTAAAACAAGCTGATATTGCGCTGGAATATGCCACGAAAGCAATGTGCCTAAAGCCAAACTACCCAATGGCATACTGGTTGCTGGCTCAGTATGAGTATAACCAGAACAACTTCGCCGAAGCCCTAGAATGGGTACGTACCTCACTGACTAAGCCCGATCCTAAGACCCTCTCGGTCTGGGACCCTAGCGCCAGAGACAGAGCCATATTGATAGCTGCTCAGGCAGATTTCCGGCTCGGTAACTACAACAAGGCTCTCGCTTGGCTCCGCAAAATTCCGAACGACAGTGACGCCAAAGAACTTATGGATGGCTTCATTGAAGAAGCGGACGCCGAGACCTTCGTTAATCTGTTACCAAAAATCAGGAAGTATTTCCATAACGACCACTATCTGTGGGAAAGCCTGTGTAGAGATATACAGTATGATCCCCGCATTCAGGCACTCCGTTTTGCAACTCACAAGCCTAAAACTTGGCCCGATAACTCCATTGTTATTTTCTGCGGCGAAGGATTTGAAGAGTGGGGCCCGCAAACCATGGATAAAGGAATGGGCGGTTCGGAAGAAGCGGTTGTCTACCTTTCACGTGAATTGTCTAAGCTTGGTTATGATGTAACCGTCTACGGCGAAGTCAACGAACCCACTTCCGACACGACTGTTGAGCCGAAAGAATACCATGTTAAATATCTCCCATGGAAAGAGATTGATAAGCGTGATAAGTTCAACATCTTTGTTGCATGGAGGGCACCTCAGTACCTCGAGCCGATCACAGCCAAGGTCAAATTAGCCGACATCCACGACATCATTCCAGAAGAAGTTGTCAAGGATTACCCAGACGTTACTTACATGTTCAAGAGCGAATTCCACAAAGGTCTTTATGGCCCAGTTCGGTCTAAGGTCATCGGCAACGGCATTAAGAAGGAGCAGTTCCATGACGACTAAGCAACTCTGCGAAAAACTTGAGATTATTGCTGACATGGGCGATAAACAGATAGAAACCTTAGCCAATCTCCTCCTTGACTATGTGGGGGGGGGCGACGGCGAGATCGGATTTAAGAAGGAGAAAGAATGACTATTATCCAAATTACACCTTACAACAACGCACTATACGGCCTCGGCTCAGACGGTCTACTATACATCTGGAACCCAAGCCTGAGAGAGTGGAGCGAGGCGTGAAGAAACAGATCATAACCGGCGATAAGGCCAAAGAACAGCTCCTTGAGGGTGCCAAGCTTCTCTATGAAGCCGTGTCCACTACCCTTGGTCCGAAAGGCCAAAATGCTGTCATTGAGGCATATGGCGAACCTGTTGTAACCCATGACGGTGTAACTGTCGCCAAATCCATTGAGGATGTCAAAGACTGTTCACCGGGCGCTAGGGTCGGTATTGAGATGATTAAGGCCAGCTCCAGCAAGACTAATGACAACGTAGGTGACGGTACGACCAGCTCTACTATTCTCGCCTATCACCTGATAGATGGTGGTCTGGCTAAAATCCAGACGGGCAAGAATGCTATGGTTCTCCGGCGTGAATTAGACGCCGCAGCGGAAGAAGCCCTTGCAGCACTTCCTAAGTTAGCAGAACCTATTACTACCGAAAAGTCAACCATTGAGGTTGCGACCATCGCTAGTGAAAATCCGACCATCGGTAAAGAGGTTGGACAGATGTACCATAAGCTCGGTAAAGACGCTATGGTGGTTGTAGAACTCGGCCAGAAGCCAGTTATTGAGTACGAGATTGTGGAGGGTTATTCTTTTGATACCGGTCTCCTCAGTCCGACCATGATACTGGATCAGCGCACCCAGAGCACTACTGCCGCTAATCCTCCCATTCTAGTTGCCCACCAGACAGTCGGGTTTAAGGATGTGGTGGGACTATGCCAAGACCTATTTAACCAAGGTCGGGATGGTATTGTAATCATTGCTGATGACTTCAAGAATGACTTACTAGACTGGGCCATGCTCCGGGCTGGTGAGTTTGATGTCATCGGGATTAAGTCTCCGGGCTTCGGTGAACAGCGCATGGAACGCTTACGTGACATTGCAACCTTTGTCGGTACAGAGCCAGTAGGTGCGAAGTTCCCTAAGAAAATTTCCGATCTAAAACCGCCCGATCTAGGTACTTGTGCTGAGCTGGTGGCTACTCAGGCTGAGACTGTCATTACTGGCGGTCAAGACGTTAGCGACTACATCAAGGGTCTACAGGCCAAAGTTAAGAACACAAAAGGCGAATTTGATAAGAGTAAGATTGAGAAGCGTATCGCCCAGCTCCGGGCACGTGTCGGTCAGATCAGAGTAGGTGGTAACACCGAAATGGAGGCCGAAGAACGCAAGTATCTCATTGATGACGCAGTAGCAGCTACAGAAGCCGCTCTGAAGGAAGGAATTGTCCCGGGCGGTGGTATGACATACATACGCCTCGCAAGAGAGCTTGTGAGCGACACAGACGGCGCACAGCTCCTTAAAGAAGCATTAGAGGCACCATTTAAGGTCCTGATGACAAATGCCGGTCTACGGTACGGAAAACAGCTCGAGCAACTAGAAGCTCACGAGTTTGGCACCGGCTACGACATTATGGGCGATCCTGAAAAACCTATCAATCTCAAAGAACATGGAATAATTGACCCCGTCTTGGTGATTAAGCAGACTATCACCAACGCTGTATCTGTGGCGGCGTCTGCCTTGACTACTGGCGTAATCATAACTAGAGAGGAAGATAAAAGTGAAAAAGAGGAAGAATAGTGTTGGATATTTTTCGGCATACTACAGGGGACTTGAGTGTCTACTCCAGATGTGGCCCGTTATTCGTGAGGCAGTCCCCGACGCAACTCTCGATGTCTATTATGGTTGGGAGTCGTGGGTTGGCTTGGAGGGTGAAGACGATTTCTATTTTAGAATGGAGCGTCGGTTCGCTGAACTGGCAGACCAAGGCGTTACTGTTCATGGCCGGGTTTCACATGAAGAACTGGCGAAGGCAATGTCAAAAATCCAAGTATGGGCTTACCCGACTGAATTCCCTGAAATCCACTGTATTACAGCACTCAAGGCTCAAGAAGCTGGCTGTTACCCGGTGGTTACTACGGTTGGTGCACTTAAAGAAACAGTAAAAAGCGGCGATAAAATAAGGACACAGAAGATATATACCGATGAGTACAAACAAGAACAATTCATTCAAAAAGTTATTGACGCTCTCCGAGAGGGCAAAACTGGCACGGCAGTACCTAGCTGCGACTGGGGAGACGTCGCCCAAGAATGGGACAATACCATTCAATCGCTCCTCGCTCCGAAGACGACTAAGCCAAAAAGACAGAAGGTTCACTAAGAAGGGATATGCTTTCGGCAACAAGATAGGCGGTAAGACACTATCCATCGCCGAGCATTTTTACAAGAAGGATAACCATGGTAGGAAGTAAATCTGAACAAGACTTTAGCCTAGAGCAATACGAGGACTTCTATGAGCACCACAAATTTGAGCCGATTAACGAAAAACATGCTTTTGATATTCACGAATTTATTCCCCGCTTCGGCTGGGCCTTTGACCAAGTTGAAGAGCTTCAGCCAAAGAACCTACTGGACCTTGGTTGTCTGGATGGTTCGTTTGCACTTACTGTTGCGAGACACCTACATATACCCGTTAGCGGCATTGATCTCACGGTTGATGGCATTAAAATTGCGAAGGAACGGGCGGAACAAGCCAAACTAAACGCCCATTTCTATCAGGGACCTATAGAAGAACAGATACGTGGTTTTGAACCCCATAGTTTTGATGTCGTCACACTGTTTGAGGTTATTGAACATGTTAAGGATGTCCAAGAAGTTCTTAGACTGATTGATGACGTTCTGGCTCCCGGCGGCTCAGTACTCGTATCTACGCCAGCTTTTGAGAGCCCGGTTTACGGCGCAGACGATGAGAAAAACAAGTGCCATATTCGGCTTTACACGACTGAAAAGGAAGATTATTCACGTGAAAACAAGTACGGGCATGTCAGAAAAGCAACATCTATCTACAAAGAAATCGGCCCCGACAGGGTAAAAGACGTCAGCGTCCACAATCATTTAATCAATGTTCGTTACGAATAAGCTTGTCAACGATACAATTTTAGGGTATAATGTAAGTAAATGAAGTGACTGCTTAGTCATACTTACAACACTCAAAACAAAAAGGAACCCGAATGGCAAAGAACGATATTCCCGATGACGGGGAAACGCAAGCCCAAGAGGACGTTGAAACCTCCGCCTCGGTTTGGCAGCAACGCTTCGAGAATAGAAAAATCAAGCAACGACAGATGTTCGAGGACGCCTCTAAGTACTACGACATCATGTATGCCGTTCAGAATACTCAGAAAATATCTCCGTGGAAATCCAAAGTCTATGTCCCAATCTTAGCAAGTAAAGCATGGGACCTCATCGCTAAAATGTCAGACGTTGTACCCCTGTTTGACGTCACCATTAAAAACGAGTTAGACCTAGATGACACAACGGGCAACTTCCAATTAGCACAAGGTGTTGAAGAGCGTGAACAGCGCATAGAAGCCAAACTGCATTATGACTACCTCTGTGGTCACGAAGAGCCTATGAAACTCAAAGTCTTTGATCCGCTAGTAGACGCAGTCGTCGCTGGCACCGGTTATGCTTATGCGCCATGGTGCTTTACTGAGGACTCTCAGAACGCCCGTCCATATGATGAGGTTGGCAATATGGACAACACACAGACCGTCACTAAGACCACCCAAACTGGCTACAATGGTTTTGAGCCGGTCAACTTCTTCAACGTATTCCCCGCCGACGGTCCGAGCTGGTTCAAGATACCCTACCTGATTGTCCGTGGTTATAAACCCCTCGTTGAGATGGAAGCCTCCGGTCTCTATGAGAACCTAGATAAGTGTGATACTGGGCCACGCCAGCCCGTAGATGAGTTTACGCTATATGACCAATCCCGAGACCGTGTCCTGAACGAACTAGACATGATCGCAATGGACGATACCGTTGACATGATTACTTACTACGAGTGTTATGAAAAGACTGCCGACGGCATTACTCTCACTACATATGCTGAAGGACTGGCTGATATGTCAGACGATGGAAGCGAAACACCACAGGAAGACCACCCGTGGGTTGAAATCCGAGAAACCTCTGTTCCTTACTGGCACAATATGTACCCCGTCGTACCGTTCTACTGTCGCCGCAAAAGCTTCTCTCCGTTCGGTGAGTCGCTGTTTGAAAACAACCGTACTCTGCAATCTGCCACTAACGACCTGTTCAATCACTACCTAGACAACTGGAACTTGTCCATTGACTCTATGCTGATGTACGAAGACGGTACTCTTACTAACGACTTCATCATTGAGCCCGGCGGCGAAATTACATTTACCGGTGAAGCGCCAAAACAGTTTAAGTTCCCCGAGCCTAATCCTACACAGCTATCAGTCGTGATGAATGTGCTTGAAAAAGGCATTGATAATGCTACATTCTCGCCATATGCTACCGGCACTCCGAACGACCCCGCCGATAAGACCCGTGGTACAGCCTATGGTGTGAAAACCATCACCGAAGCAGCTACAACCAAGATCGGCTTTTTCCGAGACAACTTCAAGCAATCCATGAAGATTGTAGGGCGTATATGGCTCTCTAATCTCCAGCAATTCGCTGATGATCCTGCCGAAATCCGCCGGGTTGTCAACGGCCGTACTGTCCCAGACGTAGTGTTACCTAGCGACTATCAAGGTGAGATGGAACTGGATATTGATGACGACTCCATGACCCCATTGTCCAAGCAGGACAAGATGGACGCCAACGACCGCTTCGTCAACGACATTCTCTTGCTCCAAAAGGCAGCCATCCAACAAGCCGAAATCTTCAAGACCCCACAAGACGTACCACGCTTCAACTTCAATGAGCTGGTAGAAGATACCGCCGAACTATTTAGCAAGAAGAACTTCAACCGATACTTACTAGACAGCAATGTCCAGACCCCGTCAACTGGTGAACAGCCTAACTTCCGAGACACGCCACAGGGTGTTGCTCTGGATGGTATCGCTAAGAACCTACCTAAACTTGACGCCGATGTTCAGGCACAAGTTGAAGAGGTCGCTGGTCTACACGCCGGGGTTATGCACCCCCACCAGACAGTGACAGACGCTATGGGACATGCCCATCAGCAAGCAGCATTAGAACAACCACAAGGAGACCCAAATGCAGGAACAGCCCAACAACCTAACGCCAGCGGAGAACCAACGGCTCCAGTTGGAGCAACAGCTTCTTGAGTCCGCAGCCGCAGAGCGGTTCTTCGAGACAGCTACAGGTAAACTCTGGACTAAATTAGTCACAGACGAAATAACCCGGATTGTCAACGATGTCACCTCCGAGAAATATCGGAAGGACCCGACCGGCTATAATAACGCCCTATCTGATTTACTAGCTTATAAGAGGATACTTCGCAAACTGCAAGTAGCCGCCAGCCCAGCTAGACGTATTAAAATTCAAGAGAAGCTTGATGGATCAGAATAAAAATGTTGACAAGTCGTCAGAAACAAGCTATAATGTAGGCAATGAGAAAGATGAAATCATTGATCTCTCCGGCGTTCCGCCAATCAATGATATAGAATGTCAACACGAGACACTGGTTCCTGACCCTACCGACACTATCGGTGAAGCCATCTACCACGGGTGTTCAAACCCCAAGTGTGGCCGAGGTTGGTACATTCGCCCAAATGCATAAAAACATTACGTAAGGCTTTTATAGCTTTCATGGAGACAAAATGAGCGATATTCTTGACGGCGTCCTAGACGTTGTTGACACCGAGGAACCGGCCCTGCACACCAAGACCGCTCCCGAAAAACAAACAGAAAAAGTAGAAACAAAAACTACTGAAACAAAAACCCCCGCGGCTGCAAAAGAAGAGCCAAAGGAAGAAACAAAAACAGAAAAAGTAGCTCCGGCTGAGGACGACGAGGAAGTCGAGGACACACAGGATTTTTCCCGAACGACCCCTGACGACACGGAGACTCCCCCAGAGACTACAGCACCTTCAAAAACCGAAACTGAAAAACCGAAAGAAGCGGAAACAACTCCTGACTGGGAGCCAAATCTTCCGCCGCCACCCGAGTTTAAGCTTCCTGCTCCCGAGATAAACGAGGAAGGTTATATCACGAATATGACCCCTGAGCAGTACCAGACTTACATAGTCGAAAAAGCTAAATACGAAATGCGGCTAGAAGCTCACACCCAGCGAGTCGAAGATCAGGCACTAGACGCCGCCGAGAAGATTTTACCAGAACTAAAGACAAACCCCGCGGTTCGTCAAATGGTAGAAAACGCTCGTGTCGCTAGTATCCTGAACGGGAAGCAGATCAACTCTTACGAGGCTGCTAAGACCGTGGCAGAAGCCCTCGGTATTACATCAACCAAATTGGCTGAAGCCAAGGCGGAGGGTGCACAAAACGCCAAGGTTTCTATCACTACCCAGAAAAATGCCGCTGTTGAAACTACCGGTTCCACAAAGAAAAAGACCGATCCGACCGCTAAGAACATCCAACTTAGCAAACGCCTGAAAGCGGGTGACGATGAAGCGTTCGCAGAACTGTTCGATACGTGGGACAAAGAAGGCAAATTAAGTTAGTTAAATTAAAAAAACAAAAAAGGAAAATAAATTATGGCAGTAGGTGGTTACGTATATACCTATCCCGACGTGGCTCGACGTGAGTCGTTGCTTGACGTCATGAACATGCTGGAGCCTACCGATACTCAATTATTGAGCGGTTTAATGCAAGGCCCAGCCAACAACACTCTTCACGAATGGACGATTGACACACTGGAAACAGTAGGTGACAACGCCCAAGCCGAAGGTGCTGACGCCCCGGCTGACGCTTCTAACGACCCAACCCGTCCGCAGAACATCACCCAAATTTTCGCTAAGACTGCTAAGGTCACTGGTTCGGAAAATGCCGACAACCTTCGCCGTGTTGCGGGCAAGCGAATGAGCCGAGAACTCGTCAAAAAGATGAAGGCTCTTAAAAACGACATTGAGTTTGCTCTTGTCCGTGGAACCATCGCTTCCGGTGTTGCCTCGAACTCGACCGCTTCAGCTCGTCGCCTGAAGGGTGTTAAGTCATGGATTACTTCCATTACCTCTAACTACTCTGGTACGACTTTGACTGAAACGATCTTGAACGACGTCTTCCAAGCGCAATGGACCAACGGTGATGAGCCGGACTCTGTCTATACCTCAATGACCGGTAAGCGTCGTATCTCAGGCTTCACAGGCCCGTCTGGTACTCAGCGCCAAATCCAGCTTAATGACCGACGTTTGACTAACGCCGTTGACGTTTACTCGTCCGACGCAGCCAAGCTAGTTAAGTTGTTCCCTCACCGTCACGTTACGATCTCGGGTGACTATGTCACTACTGCGACTCCGGGCTTTGACGTACTGAGCCTGAACGAAGGATACTGGGGCACCGCATGGTACCGCCGACCGTTCACCCAAGACCTCGCTATCACTGGTGACTACACAGCTAAGGAAATCCTGACCGAGCTTACGCTTGAGGCACGGAACCAAGCTGCTAGTGCCAAACTCCAAGTGGTATTCTAGTCTTCCCCGTACAGCCCTCATTCGGAGGGTTGGGGGGAGAACTATATGACACCAGAACAAAAAGAAAAGCACCTTAAAGCAATCGCTAACATAGAACAAGCCCCTCGTCCCGAGAAGTGGTATCTAACCCGCAAACTTCTTTTTGAACTCAAACCGTGGCTCGTTGAAGACGAAGCCCAACACATCCAAGCCTGTAAAGAACTCCGGGCCTCCTCCGAAAAATTCGCAGCCTCTAAGTCTGGCACTATGCGGAACTCCATGAAACTATACGGACCGGTTTATACATCGCTTATCAAACTTGATCCGGAACTTAAACAAGAAATGGGCAGCTACAAGAATGCGTCTGCCGACAAGACCGGTAGACTACTCTGGAATGCTTTCCCCGAATATCGCATAGCTAGGAGCTACTAAATGGCACTATTATACCAACCCGGTCTACTCACAACCATCGCCTACCTCATGGGCGAACGTACTGTCAACGCCACCACCTCTACTAGCCGGGCGGATTTTTTACAGAAGTCGCTTGACGACGCTTATTCTGCATTCCCGTGGAGGTTCGCTCGCACCACGGCTACTCTATCTGTCTCCAGCGGAATAGTAACTCTTCCAACCACCTTTGATAATAGCCACCCCTCGAATGTGCGCTGGATTAACTCTAGCGGCACGATGTATGATCTGGACGAAATTGACCCCGATGACCAAGCCAAGGTTGTTGATGGCGATCTAGCATACTGGTTATCCGCTCAAAGTGATGGAAGCTTTTTACTCAAGACTAAGGATACTGCCCCAACCTCACTGGTCGTGAGTTTCCAGCAAGTAGCCCCTACGCTCGACACCGCTGGGACTATCGGTACACCTTATCCGAACGGTATGACACTTGCTCTAGGGGCTCGACGATATGTTAAGCTGGCTCAAAACCCTGACGCCGACATCTCTCAGGACCAAGCCCTTTTTGAAAAAAACCTTGCTATTGATGTGTCCGGCGAACAGGTTTCTCATGCCCGTAAACGTCGTAAATCTCGCCAATCCCTCACAGGTCGTTCAACCGGAGACTTTTAGCCATGCGCCAATGTTCTACGTGTAAGGTCAAAAAAAATTTGACAGAGTTCTGGGTATATAGTTTTGGTCGTCCTCATTATTCTTGTAAAGACTGTGAGACTGATAAAACAATGCGCCGACTTTATGGCATTACTTTGGGTGATTATGCTCGAATGTTTGAAGAGCAGAATGGAGTTTGTGCTGTATGCGGCCAAGCGTCTACGGGAACTAGATTACATATAGACCACGATCATACCACTGGTCGTGTAAGGGGTTTATTGTGCTTCAAGTGCAATTCAGTACTTGGGAAAGTCAATGATGACCCCGAGCACCTATTAACGCTAGTAGCATACTTGGAGAACTTCTAATGAGCGTCAAAAGTGCTCAAAAAATACCTTCTAAGAAGGTCAGACCACCCGACAGGTTAGTAGTAATGAACCCTTCTAAGGGCTTGAATAACCTTGTCTCGGCTACGCTGATTGACAACAAGGAATGGTCAGACATCATGAACATGGAGTATGACGAAGGTGGTGTGCTCCGCAAACGCTCCGGCTACGCTAAAGTCGGGGACGCTTTAAGTGCTGCCCGAGGACTTGGTTTTTATACGACTGATACTATCCGCCAACTCCTTACGGTAGACAACGGTACTCTCAAGAAGTACACCGGTACGACATGGTCCAGCGCTGCCGGGGCTACCTTCACCGCCGCCAAAGACACGGTCTTTACTCAGGCTCGTTTGAAACTGTTTATCTGGAACGGTACTGATGGCGGAGCTTATTATGATGGCACGACCGTTACACGGCCGGGGACTATGCCATCTGCCAGTTTCGGCGTCTATTATCAGAATAAACATATTGTGTCTGGCGTTACGGGGCAGCCAAGCAGATTGTATATCTCCAACATTTCTGACGCTACCGACTTCACCGTTACAACCGGCGGCACACAGCCACAGCCTGACTCAACCAACGACACGGAAAACGGCAACCCGAATGTCCCGGGTGCTTCTGTATTTACTGGAACTCCGGGCCTGACCGAGGCCAACGTCATTGACATCCGTAAAAACGATGGTGATAAAATCACCGCCATCGGCCTGTTCCAAGACCTTGTTATTATCTTCAAAGAACGCTCCATATACCAGCTTACCTTTGACAGTAACGGCAACCCGACCATTACTCCGATTACCTATGCTACCGGCGCTGTCGGTTTCAAGAGTGTCATACCCGTAGAAAACGACATTTACTTCATGTCCCGTGAAGGTTTGCGTGTTCTAGGCAACCAACAGGGTTACATATCCAGCACCGGTTCTACGATCCGAACCCGGGTTATTTCCATCCGTATTCAGCCGACCATCAACTCCATCAATGCTCAGTACTTTACTCGTATGAATGGTATCTACTACAACTACAAGTTTATTCTGGCAGTCCCTACGGGCAGCTCCAGTATTGACAGACAGATTGTCTATGATACTCGGTTTGACGCTTTCACGGTCTGGAAGAACTTCAATTCACAACAGATGGTACGCTATGTTGATAGCAGCAACATGGAGCACCTGTACTTCTTAGATGATGGCGGTACTCAGGTCTATCAACGGCAGGACGGCACCTACAATGACAACGGTAATGCTATTGAAGCATGGTGTACGTCGCCAGCCCAGACCCTACAAAATCCTGACTTGACAAAGTTCTGGGTTGATTTAAGAATAATCTTCCGCCGACTGACCGGCCAAGTAACCTTCACCGTATATCAAGACAACAGTATATCTGTAGGTACAGCCGTGATCGGTACTGGTAGTTCTCGTGGTATGGGACTGGCTACGCTGGGACATATTAAGCTCGGCCTAGATGGTCAGACTACTACTGCTACGACCTCATTCGTAGATAACCCGGAGTCTATCGGGCTTAATCTAAACAGCCGAACCATCCAGTTTAAGGTCTATAATAACCGCACAGACGAGAACTTCGTGGTGCTTGGTGAAGTCTTTGCTTCGTATCCTAAGAGCCACTTCGTGTTTGATAGTAGCCAAAAGATTTACTTATAGGCAAATCTGTGGTACAATATGAATAAGAATGCGCTAATGCAAAAACAAATAATTTATAAAAGGAAATAACACATGGCTTTAACAGTAGCACCCGTCCAGAATGGCGGACTCGGTACCGGCGTAGCAACTACTCCAGTACAAGGCGGTAGCGGTGCAGCTTTATTGCAACCTACCGTAGCTCCCAGCTATGGACAAACTTTGTCCCAGCCCGGCGCTAAAAATACAGCCCTAGTTAGCTCTGGCGTAAGTACTCCCGTCTCTGGCGGTAATACTCAGGCCGCCGCTGACGCAGCCCAAGCCGCAACCCTGCGGGCACAAATTAGCGGACTAATTAACACCGTAAAGGATATTTACAATAGTCGTTACGGGGTCATTGACCAAGCTGCCGGAGATCAGGAAGCTAACCTGAACAACCGCTTCGCAACTGAGTCAGGACAATTACAGGACCAGATCGGTCAACAGAACGATCAGGCCGGAGCAGCCTACGCCGGTAACGGTGTCTATGACAGCTCCTATCGTGGTAACTCCCAAGACCAAATTACCAAAGCCGGTACTCAGCAAATCGCTGGTCTTGGTGACGAACTGAAAACTAACCTCGCTACTGTCGGGCAATGGGACGCCTCACAGAAAGCAGGAATTGACGCTGGCAAATCTGCCGCTGACCAACTTGTTAGTCAAATTGCTCAAGAGACCAATCCTACCAACCTTGTTACCCTGCGTAATCAGATTGATAATCAGATTGCTTCTCTACAAGGTAGTGGTGCTGACAACCTAACTCAGCCCGCAGCGCTGGCACAACTTGAGTCTGTTGCTCCGTCTACTCCCCGTGCACAGCAACTACAAGTTACTTTGCAATCTATCCTGCACGGTAACGCTGACCCGACCACTAAGGCCGCTATCGGTAGTTCACTAATCGCCGCAGCCGACATCCCGGGCTCAGACCAATCTAAGCTTTTACAAGCCTTCCACACTGACCTAGCAGCCTCTAGCGACCAGTCCCAAAGCTAAATAAATAAGGAGCCATATGGACCCACAGGCCCAAGCCCGCCTACGTCTACAGGCATACAATAGCAGTAGCCCTTCTCTCCGAGTGGCCGCTGCCCCTGCACCTGTTGGACCGCTATCAGTTGGTGTTGCCCATCCGGGTAACTTAGTGCTGGGCGACAATCAGGGCCGACCGACTAATCAGGTCTTTGCTCCAGACCCGAATGCTACTGCGGGTGGTCCTCAAAACCAAGACCCGTCGTCTGACCAACCAAACCCCTATGAACATGCCGCAGACTTCATAGGTAGTACTATCGCTGCTCCATTCAAGCCATTCGCTGCCGGGATTGCTAGGCTCCTACCCGGCGGCCAGAACGACATCGCAGCTAATGACGCCGCTATTCAGAGCACTAATGATAACGAGAACTTCATTCATGGCCTGTTCAATTCAGGCAAAATCAATAAAGACCAGTATGCAACATTGCTGGGCAACTTGGGTAGCTCCTATGACCAAGAGAGCAAGAATGCTCAGGACATCGCTAACAGCGCTGACCGTAGTCAAGTACTTGGTTCAGCTCTACAGGTTGCCGCTGCGCCATTCTTAGGTGCAGCCGAGGGTGCCAGTACTCTAGCTGGTAAAATCGGCTTCGGTGCTTTGGAAGGTGCGGGCTTCGGTGGGCTGAATGAACTCTCAAACAATGCTAATCCTACACTCGCCGGTACAGCTACTAATGTCGGCGTAGGTGCGGCTACTGGTGGTGCAATTCCTGTACTGGGTGCTCTGTTCAGTAAAGCCAAGAACCTTGTAACTGGTAATCCGGCCAGCGTGGGCTTGACAAAAGATACGCTTAATTTCGTAAAGAACTCAAGCGACCCAGAGCAAATCCACGCTCTGCTATCGTCCATCTATGGTGGTACTTCGGACGCCCTGCAAAACGCTTCTCAGGAAATCGCCGGGTCCAACAATGCCAAGTTTATCATTAAACAGTTAGCAGACCTTCCGTATGAAGGTGGTGCGGCTGCTATCGGTAGTGCCGCTGCCTCAGACGCCATAGCCCGTGAGAAATACGGTGTTAGCCCATTGACCGGTGAACAAGCCCCAGAGCCTAAGCCTGTCGCTCCAACCCCACCTCCCGAAATTCAACTGAACACTACTCCGGGCGATAACGGTACTCCAGCCGAAGGTGCTCCGGGGATTAAACTCAATGCTGCCACATTACCAGATAGCGATAAAGCCGCTATTGAAGCCGCTGGTGGGACAGTTCCCTCAGAGGCTAATCCTGAACTTGCCCAACAAGGACTGACAAAAGGTGAAGTTGGCTCTACGCCTATCAGCGACCTCAAGCTGGGCCCGAACACTGATCCTAATGAACCGCCGGACGTTGACCAAGTCGCCAAGTATATCCAGCAAATCAAGGATGGTAAACCGATTGAGCCTATTATCACATCAAAAGATGAGAATGGCAACACTATAGTAGAAGATGGTAAGCACCGTCTAGCTGCCCTGAAAGCTATGGGCGAGACTAATGCTCCTACTATAGAAGCTGGCACCGCTGACGCTGCGGCTGCTCCTACAACTGCCGCTGTCCAAGAAGCCACTCCTGCCGCTCAGGTTACGGCTGCTAGTGCTGCTCCAGACGAGCAAGCCGTTACTGACGCCAAACAACAAGTAATTGACAGCCTGACGGGTGCAACCCGTGAATACAATAAATCTGCCACCGCTCGGGCTGCGGAGAAGGCTGCTCGATCCGCACAGGCGGACGCTGCGTACGAAGCGGCCGGTGGTGGACAGGCTGGCGTTTACGCCAAACTAGGTGCCCTGAAGGGTGATTACACTACTTCTGGTTATGGTATTCAGATGAGCCCCGAACAGATTGACGCACTCCATAACGCTATCCAGACTAACGCTGAAATGCGGCCATTTGAAAAGGTTAATGCCCAGACCGCCCTTATGAAACTAACTACCGGTGAAGGTCCGACTCCATCTGACATCAGTTCGCTCCGCAAAGCCTTCGGTGATGAGTTCGGTAATGCCGTCCAAACAGCCGCAGATGAAGGCCAATTCAAGGGTAGCTCTCTGGCTGAAAAGGTGGGCCAAGTTGCCGGTCTACCCAAGTCTGTTATGGCCTCTGGTGACTTATCTGCAACCCTCCGTCAAGGTGGGGTACTGGCTTCACGTTTCCCGAAAGAAGCTGGAAGTGCATTCCAAGACCAGCTTAAATACTTCGCTAACGAGAATAACTTCAAAGAAGGAATGGCTAAGATTGCCGCAGCTCCTAATTATCAGGAGAAGCTTGACGCTGGGCTGGCTGTTACCGGAACTGAAGCCCTTGACAAATCTGAGGAACAGTTCGTTAGTAACTTGGCTGAGAAGATACCGGGCGCTGGTCGTATTGTAGCTGCTTCTGACCGAGCTTACACCGGCTTCCTGACTCAATTCCGATCTAGTGTATATGACAGTATTACCTCTGACGCTAAGAATGCTGGTCTTGACTTGACTCCGGAAGACCTGAAAGGTATTGCTAAGTACATCAACACTTTCAGCGGTCGTGGTGACTTGGGACAATACTTAGAACAACATTCTCAAACTCTGTCAACCGCCCTGTTCTCGCCTCGTCTGTGGAAATCTCGCCTAGACATGTTAAACCCTGTCTTCTACGCCAAACTGCCACCTGTCGCCCGTAAATATGCCCTCCAGAACGTCGGTAGCTTTGCTGCTCTAGCCAGTACTATCCTCGGTATGGCTACGCTGGCCGGTGCTCACGTTGATACCAATCCTACAAGTGCTGACTTCTTAAAGATTAAAGTCGGTAATACTCGTTATGACATATTCGGCGGATTACAGCAAAACATTGTTGCCGCTTCCCGTGAAATCAGCGGAGAAACCACTAACTCCCAAACCGGTGTTACTACACCACTTGGTAGTAAGTTCGGCGGTTCAACCCGTCTAAGTGTTATCTCTGACATGATACAGAATAAGGAAAACCCGCTCCTGTCGGCCGCTTCTCAGCTCCTTAGAGGCAAAGACAGGGGTGGTAATCCTGTGAACCCGCTTACTACTCTGGCTAACCTAGTCGTGCCATTGCCGTTGTCTGGTCTCTACCAGATCGCTAATGACATGGGTAGTACGAAGAGTCCGGGTAATGACGCCCGAGCTGTCGCCATGGAAGCTCCTGACATTCTTGGTATCTCGGCGCAGACCTATGGCTCCGTTCCCACTAAAGATCAAGGCAAGCCAAACGCTCAAGGCCAACCTACCTACAACGGTCCTATCGCTCCGAACATGGTTACTGACTATAGCGGTCATGTAGTCCTTGACAAGAACGGCAAACCTGTCGTTGTACAGTTCCCGAACGGCGCTACCGCTGCCCAGAAACAGAACATGCTTGAAACCAAGCGAGTTAGCGCTGTGAAGGAAGCCTACATCCGAGGTCTTGACCCAACCCTCCAATCTCAGATGAAGCTAACTGACGCCCAGCTACAGGAACAAGTTAAGAACGGTACTATCTCACAGGCTACGATGGATCACATCAAGAACGTCCAGAAAACAGCCGATAGCGTTGCTCACGGCAATAACTACGCCGTACCGAAGGGTGTTACAACCCCCGAAGCTACTCAGTTCTTCCAACACTGGAACAGTATGGACGCTAAGGACCAAAAGGCTTATCTTGACCAACCAGCCGACCAGAATGCTAAGGATATAGCCGCTAAATTGAATGCTCAGAAAATGCCGGGATTACCCGATTTTGTACCCTCAAATAGACTGGCACAATTATACGCTAACTACGAGAAGGACATAAACAACCATTCTACGGGCAAAGACGCTTATGGTGCCATAGACCTCAGAAATAAGGCTAAAGCCCTTCAGACGGCCGCTACGAAGCTAAATTACTCGGGTAACGTAACTGACATCTTCCAAGAAGGCGGTAGTAACGACTTGAAGACACTTCTGGCTAACGGTAGTGTTAAGAAACCCGATCTGGACGCAGCCATCCAGCTTGACAATCAACTCTACCAAGCCGGTCTGACAAGCTCTCTGAAGTTCTCCAAGAAGTTCCGAACTGCCTATGGCTACGGTACACCTACGGGTGGTCCTGCCAGCTCTGGCGGTAGTGGTAGTGGTGGTGGAACAGCTAAGGGACGCTACGCTGGCATTGCAGACGCACAGGCTCCCGGTACAGTCAATCAAGGTCTGACAAGTCTGGTTAGCAGCCTGACCTCAAATGCTACTACGAAGGCTCTACCGAAGTTCAGCGCCGCAGCCCGAGCTAACCCAGTCTCTACCATTAAATTCAATGCTCCGCCTAATGTTATCCCGAGCAAGGGTCAAACCCGTGTCTTGGCTACTCCGTTCCGCACCGCATACATCAGGACACTACGCAATTCCGTTGCGAATTAGGCTTTACTTTTTAGCAAAAATAAGATACAATATAGGAAAGATAGAAAACAAAAATGGCTACACAATACGACCCGACAACCTTTGGCTGGCAGAACTTTTATTCCGCCGTTTTACAATCAGACATTACGTCTGGTAGTTTAACTCTTACTCTTGATACTGTTCCGTCATCTACTTCGGGTATTCTTGTGATTGAGCCTGACTCTGCCACTAACCGTGAAGTTATTTTCTATACTTCTAAAGGAGCTTCTACTATTACTTGTCCTTCTGATGGTCGTGGCTGGGGCGGTACAACCGCCGTAGCGCACCTGACGGGCTCGACAGTAATTATGGCCGATGTCAAATCCTTCTTTGAGGGGCTTGGTAATGGTACTCTATCTAGCGATCCGCTTCGCACAGCCCTGTTCTATGACTATATTGTATCTGGTGGAGTAGTCGCACAAAGCGCCGGACTTGTGGGCACATTCTCTGATATTGTTTTCTATCTTAGTGGTCGGCGCTATGCCGGTACATCCATCGCTAACAAGACGTATACTGCCTCTAAAGATACTTACGTAGATATTACTGGTAATTCTGACGGCACCGTAACTGTTACTTATACCGAAGTAGCCAACAATGCCGCCAGCCCAGCCCTATCTACGAACAATCTCCGCATTGCAGTCGTTACAACTAATGGTTCTACAATTACAAACGTAAATCAAGGCCAAGAAACCCAGATTATTCCTATAGCTTCCAGTATAGCCTATTCTGTGACCGACTCTCTCGGAAATCTAATTTGTCCACGTGATCCTAACCGTAAAATTCTAAGTGTTAGACAGATATACTCCACCTATACAAGTGGTAGTGGTGCTACTCCAGTTCAGGTTCCGGGGCTTTCGTGCCCCGTGATTGTCCCGACTGGTCGGAAGGTGAGAATTAGTCTTTATGCTCCTAGCTTTTCTACTTCTGTCGGCCCCGCTGCGGCATTACTAGGTATCTGGGACGGAGTGGTTAATTCGGGCACACTACTCAATACGGCACAGGTAAGTTCTACCTCTAATGGCTATGCGTGGGGAGTTATAGCACAGATCGTCATTACTCCTTCAACGACCAATAAAACTTACAATGCTGGTATTTCTGCCGCCAGCGGCAACCCGTCAATATCGGCTGGTTCAACTTCCCCGGCATATCTTATGGTGGAACTCGTATAGGAATAAATAATGGCAACAAAGCTTGAAGTAGAAAGGTTAAGCGTGTTAGAAACAAAAGTTGACCGAGCCGTCTCCGACATTTCCGATATTAAAACTACGGTTACGACAGAGTTTGCAGGGATCAATAGTAAGATTGACAATTTGGATAAAAAGTATGCGGCCAAGTGGGTACAATCAGCCGTTTCTTTCGTGATAGGCATTATCGTCGCCGCAGTCCTGACTGCGCTGATAGCCCTAGTCATCGTCCCCAATCTTAATAACCAACCTTCGGGCAACTCTACTACGCAAACTACCACCACCACTACTCCTACCGGCTCTAGCTCTACGGCTAAGACCACTCCTACCCCTAGCGCCAATGCTAATGCCTCAGCCCAATCTACCCCAGCCAATCCATCAAGCACGGATAGTCAAAGCAGCAACGGAGGTCTGCAAGTAACTCTCCCAAAAGTCAACTAAAGCCACTTATACAAATAACTAATCCCCTAGACTCTATACTACAAAATATAACAGGAATAAAAGCAAAACTATGAGCGAAATAGATAACATCCCAGACGTCAGCGAATATCAAGGCGTCATCAACTGGTCGCAAGTCCCAGCGCCGATTGCAATGATGAAGGTCAGTGACGGCTCTTCATACTTTGATAAACAAGCTAATCATAACTATTACGCAGCTAAGGCTGCCGGTAAAGCAGTCGGTATGTACCACTTTGCAGAGGGTGGCGATCCGTTCGCTGAAGCTCTGCACTTCATACAGGCTGTCAGCCCACTAGAAGAGTTTGATGTTCTAGCCCTTGACTGGGAAGTCCAACATGCCGACCCGGTAGCATGGGTTCAGACCTTCATGAGTACTGTCCATGATCGCACCGGCGTATGGCCGCTTCTATACATCAATCTAGCAACCCTAAACGCCTACAACTGGGGTCCTGTACTACTTAATTGCGGTCTATGGATCGCTGACTGGGCAGTCCCGCCCCAAGGAACAATCCCAACTTCACACGTGTACGTTATGCAGCAATATACCGACGCCGGTACAATCCCCGGCATTGCTGGCCGAGTAGACGAAGACTCTTGGTTCGGTACAGTAGATCAATTTAAGGAATACGGATACCATGCGCCACAACAACCTAACCCCCAACCAAGCCCTGCTCCGGAACCGACTCCCGAGCCAGCACCTACGCCAACGCCTGAGCCGCCTAGCCCTCCGGCACCAGACCCAACCCCAACTCCAACCCCGGAGCCCACGCCAGCCCCGGTTCCCACTCCCGATCCTACCCCCGTCCCTGACCCCGGAACTGTCGTCCCCCCAGAACCCACTCCTCAGCCCGGACCAGTCCCCACACCCCAACCTCCCAAATCTGGATTACTATCACGACTAATCGCCGCCATAGTAAATTTTGTACTAAAAGTCTGGAACGCATAGAAAGGATTATATGGCATACAAACCCATAAAAATCAAACCATCAAAAGAGGGTTCATTGCATACTGCTCTCGGAGTACCAGAAGGACAGAAAATCCCTATAGAGAAGCTGTCCATTCACCCCGGCGATAGCCCAGCTATCCGCAAGAAGAAGCAGTTCGCCCTAAACGCACAGCACTTCAACCACAATAAGAAAGGTGTCTAATGCTTGAAACAGTCGTACTAATACTAGCTGGAATAGCTCTGTTAGTCTTCATCGTAAGACGTTAACCAAGCAAGCTTGCTCTTGCGTAAGAAAGGATAATATGAAACAATTTCTAAAGAATGTCACTAGCCGGAAGTTCCTGTTAGCGGTCTCAGCCTTTGTTTTCTGCGTAGCCCACAGCAATGTACCCGGCGCAACCGCAGTCGTACTCGGTTACTTCGGTGTCAATGGTTACACCACTGGTAGCGGTGGCGAAGCTCCAAAGGTCTAGTTGACTTAAAAGCATTAGTGTGATAGGGTGTAGGTAAGTTTCCAAACACCCTAAAAACTAATGAAAAATGAAGGACATCTCCCAATGTCAAAAAGACCTTATAAAAGGCACGGGCTATATCAGCACCCGCTCTACTGGACGTGGATGAATATGAAGGCTCGTTGCTATCGCAATGCTCCCGGTACGCATTATGAACATTACGGCGCTCGTGGTATCAAAATGTGTGATGAGTGGAGGTATAATTTTGACCAGTTTATAAAAGATATGGGCGAGAAACCGTCCCCACGGCATACTATAGATCGTATAGATAATGATGGGGATTATACACCAGAGAACTGTCGCTGGGCTACCCCAGAAGAACAAAATCACAACCGTAGGCAGAACCGTAATAATACAAGCGGTACTACTGGTGTTGCGTTAGCAAAAGACCGTAAAAAATGGAGGGCTCAAATTATGGTTGGGCGGAAATTACATAATCTAGGTACGTTTGCTTCTAAGCGACAGGCCGTTGCTGCTCGAAAACAAGCTGAGGCTTTATATGTCTAAGCCACGAGTGTTATTCTATGACATCGAAACTTCACCAATCATAGCCTACACATGGACCGAGTGGGTAGATGGACAGGTTATAGAGACCATAGAAGACTATCAAATTCTTACTGTGGCATGGAAGTGGCTGGGCGAGAAGAAAGTATACTGCATAGGCCAAGATGATTTCCCAGATTACAAACCCGGTAAAATCAATGACAAGAGTGTTCTCAAGGCGTTTAGAAAGATACTAGACGAAGCGGACGTTACTGTCGGGCACAATTCAGACCAGTTCGATATGAAGAAGCTCCGGGCCCGGATGATTATCCAAGGACTCCAGCCGTATTCTCCAGTTAAACAGTACGACACTAAAAAGGCCGCCAAGCGTATAGGTGGGTTTACTTCTAATAGACTCGGTAGACTAGCCAAAGACCTAGATGTAGCCGCTAAGGGTGATCCCGGTGGCTTTGCTACTTGGAAGGGTTGCATGGCCGGAGACCCGAAGTCATGGGCTAAGATGAAACGCTACAATAAGCAGGACATCCCGCCGCTAGAAGACTTGTATGTCAAGTTCGCCCCGTGGGATACACAGGCTCCAGCGCTTCATATACTGGCTGACAGGCCCGATAGTTGCCCGAACTGTCTCTCTCCCCATATACAAGCCCGTGGGCTCTCTACGCCCACCAAAACAGGCCGTAGGCAGCGTTACGTATGTATGAACTGTGGCAAGTGGCTACAGGGTCGCCAGACCATCAAAAGTAACGTCCAATTTGTCACTTGACTTCCAGCCATAAGCGTGATACACTCCGTTTGACCAGTAGTACCTTCCCTAGTAAAACACCTCCCAAAACTCCACCTCGCACTAAGTCTCTCGTTCCATATCTCGTAGCTTGACTGGCAGAAACGCAGAGGAACACCAAAATACAAATGTCAAAAACAAACGGAGGGTAGTTGTAAGACTCCCTCCTTTATGATATAATGAACTTAAAAGAAGAACAAAAATGAGCGAACTCCTAACACAAGCTGAATGCGAAGAGAACATAACTATTTATTATCAACGATTGAAGACCGCCCGAGTAGACGGATCAACTCCGAACCTCGTGAACCTCTTTGAACACCGCATGAATGAAGCTATTGATATGTGGGGCGACTTCCAGAAGTTCGCCGGTAGCGTAGCACTTATAACTGATACAGAGCAGATAGAGTCAGATTAAATAGAAAGAGGCGTCCTCGCAAGAAACGCCCCTTTGTTTGAGTTAGATGTACCTTCCCGTACAGATTGCACTCCCATACAATCTACTCCACCTAACCGTAAGCCTCCCAGCGATCTACTGGGCT